ATGGCAAATAATATTATCAATTTGGACAGGAAAAGAAACCGCCGCTCTCGTGCCAACAGCGCCAGATGGGAGAAGATGGATCGCTGCGTTCTGTGCTGGCATCTGACCAATGTTCCCCAAAACACGCCGATCTCCCAGCGAAAATACTATGTCCAAGGACAGGGACAGCTTTGCGCGAAATGCTACTACGAGCTTTGCAAGCAAGGTGCGTTCTTTGGCGAGGACAATGTGAACTCATAACAATGATAGAGCAGAAAACAGATCAGAGGCTTAACTGCGGTCAGCGTTTTGGCCGCTGGATTGTGCTGGGTGGGTGTGTGACGACCCAGCGGGGTGAGCGGAAGTATCTGTGTCGCTGCGATTGCGGCACGGAGCGGTATGTGCTGGAACGGTCATTGCTATCTGGCGGATCTCGGAGCTGCGGCTGTTTGCGGAAAGAAATGGCGTATCGGGCCAATGCCTACAACCTGCTGGGGCAGACCTTTGGCGACCTCTGCGTCGTCGGAAAGAGCCGGAAGCGCACGAAAATGGGGGCATATTGGACTTGTCTGTGCAGCTGCGGTTATACCTGCGAGGTAACAGCCTCTGAGCTTGTGTCCGGCCGTAAAACGCATTGTGGTTGTAAAAGCGTGAAAAACTATGCCACATCGGACATTACCGGCCAGAGGTTCGGCAGGTTGACTGCGCAATACTCTACGAAAAAGCGTGACGCAAAGGGCTTCGTGATCTGGCATTGCCAATGCGATTGCGGCAGCGAGGCAGACGTTTCCTATAACAGCCTGATGTATTGCGGCCAGACAAGCTGCGGCTGCAAGAAAAAGGAGCACGATAAAGCCCTTGGCGGATTCCTGACACATGTGGATGGCACCAGCATCGACGCACTCAAAAGCAGGAAGATTCCCTCAAATAATACGACCGGCGTAAAGGGTGTGTATCTGGTCAAAGGCCGTTACCTTGCGAAAATCGTATTCCAGCATCGGCAATATTTTCTTGGAACATACGCTTCGGTTGAAGAAGCGGCTGAAGCCCGTAAAAAAGCGGAAGAAGCCATAAACGGTGAAGTTATCGGCTTTTATGAAAAGTGGTCAGAAAAAGCGGCTGCTGATCCTGTTTGGGCGAAGGACAACCCCATAAAAATCAGCGTCAGCAAAAGTGCCGGTGCTGAACTGCGCGTGCAGCTGCAGCCGGACTTGTAGCTGCGATTTGTAAACGCGGTTATGAATCTGTTTCAGCAATATGGAGTACCTGAATGAAAAAAGAAAACTCTATGCAATCCTTCTGTGAGCGTCAGGACAGAATGTATCTTCTACAGGAGTGGGATCAGGAGAAAGATGCTCCGCTGACCCCTGATAGCGTACATAAAGGAAGCCATCAAAAAGTCTGGTGGCATTGTGAAAACGGTCATACATGGTATTCAGAAATCCGGGTTCGTGCAAATGGTTCGATGTGTCCTTATTGTACCAGGCGGATGCTCTGGGTTGAAAGCAATGATCTGCTCACCTTGAATCCTGCACTGGCTTCTGAATGGGACAACGAGAAAAATGGTGAACTAAAGCCCTCAGATGTGTTGGAAGGAAGTCATAAATACGTTTGGTGGAAGTGTCAGAATGGACACTCATGGCGAGCTCGCATACTCAGCCGAAGCAGAGGCGCGGGATGCCCGGTTTGCACTGGGAAGGCTGTGATGTCCGGCGAGAATGATCTGGCGACGCTCTTTCCAGACATCGCCGCACAGTGGGATGCGGAACGCAACGGAAGTCTGAGACCGGATCAGGTTACTTCGTTCAGCAACAGAAAGGTCTGGTGGCTCTGCCCGGAGGGGCATGTCTGGCGCACGGCGATCTCGAACCGCACGAATGCAAAGAAGCGCACCGGCTGCCCCGTCTGCGCCGGAAACGTCAGCCAGAAGCACCGCCATCTGCATCTTTCGCCGCAGGCGGATGCAGAACGGAGGCGCACATGAGACAGAGTTTCTTTGACTATTGCAGGCAGTACCACAAAGAAGCGCTGCTGCGCGAATGGGACACGGCGCGAAACGCTCCGCTCACGCCGCAGGCGGTCACCTACGGCAGTCATACGCCGGTCTGGTGGCGTTGCGAAAACGGACACGAGTGGGAAGCTGTGGTTTATACGAGAACCCACGGCAGCGGATGTCCGTTCTGCGCCGGAAAAAAGGCACAAGCAGGCTTCAACGATCTGGCAACGCAGTATCCGGAGCTGGCGCGGCAGTGGGATTATACGAAGAATATTCCTGTATTACCGGCAGATGTTACAACCGGCAGCCATCGGCTAGTCTGGTGGAAATGTGAAAAAGGACATAGCTGGCGAGCATCTGTCCGCTCACGCGTATCTGGCAATGGCTGCCCGGTATGCGCTGGGCGGCAGCTTCTTGCAGGAGAAAACGATCTGGCAACCCGGTTCCCGGAACTGGCACAGGAATGGGATCGGCAGAAAAACGGCACGTTGACACCGGAGTCCGCCATCCCCGGCTCGTCCCGCAGGGTCTGGTGGCGCTGCAAAGCCGGTCATAGCTGGTTTGCCTCGATTTCTTCCCGCGCATATAGAAACAGCGGGTGTCCAGTCTGTACCGGAAAACTGGTGCTGCCCGGCTTCAATGACCTTGCGTCACAAAATCCGGTGCTTGCCGCGCAGTGGGATGCGGAACGAAACGGAACGCTCACACCGCAGCAGGTCACGCTGACCAGCAACCGCAAGGCGTGGTGGATCTGCGAGAAGGGACACAGCTTTCAGGCAGTGATTGCGTCCCGCGCAAACGGGACCGGCTGCCCGTACTACACAAACAAAAAAGTGCTCGCCGGATTCAACGATCTGGCGACCGTCGAGCCGCGCATCGCCGCCGAGTGGCACCCGACGCTGAACGGCAGTCTCACGCCCGAAATGGTCACGGCGGGCAGCCGGAAAAAGGTATGGTGGGAGTGCCCGCTGGGGCACGTCTGGAAGGCCGCCATCTACTCCAGAACTGGCAAAAAGAAATGCGGCTGTCCAGTGTGCGCGGGTAAGGCTCGAAAGTGAGTACAGTATCCATAACCTAGAAACCCGATATTTACCAAAAACAGCAGAGAGCGTTCTCTGCTGTTTTTTATCATCAGCATTGGCTGATGTCCACTGCTGTCTTTTACCACAGCATGTTTATTCAGATGGTTAAATGCTTCATTCAGCACAAAATTGACCAGCATGACTATATCACGGCTTACCGCACTTCCATAGACGCTCTGAACTTCGCACCATACAACAGCGACATCAATACGGCTATGGTTATCAGCATGTTCCATCAAAGCAGAGCTGAGCTTGCAAAACAGTTTCTTGAAACAGCACAGAAATACATAAGCGGAGAAACAGCTCATCTCAGTCCGTTCTCTCTCGGGAAAACAACGGTGAGCCTCATATGATGCCGTTGTGAGGCACCCACAAGGATATTCCTGAGACTTTTTTGGGGGACATTTCTGAGACTTTCTTGAGAACCGAAATGAGACAAAAAGACGTGAAAAATAAGATAATTTTAAGGATGTAGATTAGGACAGCGCTGAGACCACCCATCAGGTAAAATCAATTAACGGAAGGAAGTATCAGAATTGAGCTTGATGGGTGATTTTTATGTACAGGTCCGGCGCATTATCTCCCGGTCTCCGAGGACAATGTTGTACCCTGTTGGGACGCATTCTTTGCGCCCCGCCATCTTTGCGGCCTCTTCCGGATGCGCCGCCCCACCACAATCTCATATCGCCCCATTCTGCCCGCAGCAATCATGCTGCGGGCTTTTCTGCGCCTATAGGGCTTCACTGCCGTTCTCCGCCTCCGTGGATTTGAAATTTTCACATTTCAAATTTACGGAGGTTTTTTATGTATTACAACACAAAGGCAAGCGGAGCGCGGATTCGTGAGCTTCGCATCGCGAAGAACTTCACGCAGGATAATCTGGCAGAACATATGAATGTTTCCCGTGGTTTTATCAGTCTCATTGAGTCAGGGAAGAAAGGCTGCTCGGTCGATGTGCTGATCGCGCTCTCAAACCTGTTTGGTGTATCCATCGACTACCTTGTCCTTGGCACTGCCGCTTTCACTGCGCCGGATTCCGCTGCGCTGAAAGCAGATATTCAGGCATTGATCGGACTGTTGGAGAAATTCAGGGAGCAGCTATAACCGATGTTACTAATGGTAAAGCGAATGTTACTAACGTTATATTCAAAACCGGCGCACGGTCTTCTAAAATAAAACTACAGCGAAAGCTGACTGTTCCTTGAAAAGTTCATAGTCATTCATCAGGTACATTCCTGCATATGTGCGAGAGCACAAGCCAGCACAGCGGTGCGCCACGACCTTCACGAGCGCGGACAACATTCAATCAGCGCAGCTTTCGTGAACGAGCGATAAAACCGACTGCAAAAATCGGGTGGTTCCCGATCCGGCCATGACCGTATGCAGGGCTAACGATACTTCTGTCCAGCCACAGCTTCTTCACGCAATGGGGGCAGCTCGGAGCGATCCTCGGAGGGGTTCAAATCCCATGGAGCGGTGCAACCAGCCGCCACCTGATGATTTCCCACGGCTCTGGGGTGTCGAGGACAAATTAGGGCTATACATACCAAAACAGAAAGGAGTCCTTGCCCTTGAAGGAGAACTGGACATATCGCCGCGGCGATATCTATCTGGCAGACTTAAATCCTTATATCGGCTCAGAACAGGGCGGCACGCGCCCTGTTCTTCTGCTGCAAAACAACACCGGCAACTTTTATTGCCCGACCCTCATTGTTGCCCCTTTGACAGCCCGCAGAGGCAAGAAACCGCATCAGCCTACACACTATCTGCTTTCCTCCGTGAAGGGCATGGACGGCGCTTCCGTTGTTCTTCTGGAGCAGATCAAAACCATCGACAAACGCCGCGTGGTGCGCTATATCGGACGTGTCAGCCGCGAACAGATGGATGGCGTCAACGAAGCCATTCAAATCAGCCTGGGACTTTATATACCCGAAGAAATGGAGGCTCCGTAATGAAGTCCACGCTGCCGGTTATCCCGGATTCATACATTCCTTTATCCAGTCATAACCATGAAATAACCCAAGCAAGGAGGTATGGCATGGACACATATACGGCATCCGATATGGATATTCGCGCCGTTGACCCTGCGGCGCTGGTGGATATCCGCGATGTAAAGGTCAACACAGCGCTTCCCAAGCGGGAGCGTATTCTGGATTTCATTCGCCAAATCGGCAATCCCTACTGCTACCGGCACGGAAAATATGTGGTCAGGGTCAGCTTTACCGATACGGATGTTTCATTGGAGGACAGACTAGAAGCATATATCCGCACAAAGGGCTGATCCTGCGACATCCTCGACAGTCCTGCGCATTGCAGGTACAATTTTGGAGGAAAGGAGCTGGCAATATGCAAAACAACACAGAAACGAAAGTCTGGAACGCCACGCTTTACCTCCGACTGTCGAGAGATGACGGGGATAAAGAGGAATCCAACAGCATCACCGGGCAGCGGGAGCTGCTGCGGGATTTCATCCGAACCCGCCCGGAGCTTCGGGAATACGCCGTCAGGATTGACGACGGTTTCACAGGCTCCAATTTTGATCGTCCGAGTTTCAAGAAGATGTTGGAGGATGTAAAGGCCGGACGCACCAACTGCATCATCGTAAAAGACCTCTCACGCTTTGGCCGAAATTATCTGGACGCAGGCGAGTACATCGAGAAGATATTTCCCTTTTTAGGCGTGCGGTTCATTGCCGTCAACGACAACTATGACAGTTTCGGTGGAAAAAACGCTTCGGACGAGCTTGTCATTCCGTTCAAGAATCTCATAAACGAAGCTTACTGCCGGGATATTTCCGTGAAAGTCCGTACTCAGCTTGAGGTCAAGCGCAAGAGCGGCCAGTATATCGGCGCATTTGCCGTCTACGGCTATCTGAAAGATGAAGCGAACAAAAATCACCTGATCGTAGATGAATACGCCGCAGATATCGTGCGGGACATCTTTTCGTGGAAGCTGGAGGGCATGAGTCCGCAGGACATAGCCAGCCGTCTGAACCACAATGGGGTGCTCTCGCCTATGGAGTACAAGAAATCTCTTGGTATGAAGTTCGCCACTTCCTTTAAGGCGAACCCGCAGGCGGTATGGTCGGCCAACGCCGTGCTTCGTATCCTGAAAAATCCGGTCTACACCGGTGTGCTCATTCAGGGCAAGGAGACCACACCCAGCTATAAGGTGCGAAAGCGCGTCACAAAGCCGGAAAGCGAATGGGCAATCGTTTCGGACGCCCACGAAGCTATCATTGAGCGCCGGGACTTTGACAGCGTACAGAAGGCGCTCTCGTTGGATACCCGCCGCAGCCCCGGCGACAGCGCCGTGCAGCTTTTCAGCGGCATGGTGTTCTGCGGCGAGTGCGGCGCAAGCATGGTGCGCAAAACCGTTCCCTCCGGCAACAAAAAGTATGTCTACTACGTCTGCGCCGCCCACAAGCAGGATAAATCCTGTTCGCCCCACCGGATGCGCGACGAGGCGCTGGAACAACTGGTTTTGGACACGGTAAAGCAGTATATCCGGGACGTGGTTGATCTGGACGATATTCTTGCCATGACGGATACCGCCCCCCTGAGAACCGCAGAAGCCCAGAAGGTGCAGCGGCAGCTCGACAAGAAACGCTCTGAGCATGAGCGGCTCCAGAAGCTGCTCATGTCCCTGTATGAAAGCCTTGCAGACGGCATCATCGACCGGGACGAATACGCAAGGCTCAAGCAGAATTACGCAGGACGCTGCGCCGAGTGCGAAAAGCAGATGGAAACCTTGCAGGAGACCATTACGCAGATCAAAGAGCACGGCGGCGAGCACCGGGAGTGGATGGCACAGTTCCGGGAGCATCTGAACATTACGGAATTGGAGCGCAGCATTGTGGTGGCGCTGATCGACCGCATCCTAATTTACAAAGATAATCGTGTGGAAGTCCGTTTTCGCTTCGCGGATGAATTTGCATGGCAGACGGATATCCTGCGCCGTTCGCAAATCAGAGAGGTGGTATAAGTGGCAAGAACCAAACGAAAGACAAACCCGGTCATTCCGGCGGCGGAAGCTCCCGCACAGGCGCAGAAGCAATACCGTGCCGCCGCCTATGCCCGCCTTTCCGTGGAAGACAGCGGCAAACCCGGCGCGGATACCATTGAGGGGCAGAAAAATCTCCTGCTCCGGTTCATCAAAAATGACCCGACGCTCACCCTGTACGGGCTGTTCTGTGATAACGGGAAGACTGGAACGGATTTCCAACGGCCTGAATTTGAAAAGCTCATGGAGGCGGTCAAGCGCGGAGAGGTTGACTGCATCGTGGTCAAAGACCTATCCCGTTTTGGCAGAAACTACAAGGAGACCGGCAATTATTTGGAGCGCATTTTTCCTTTTCTGGGCGTGCGCTTCATCGCCGTCAACGATGGATTTGATACCCTCACCGCCCAGCGGGGCACGGACGGTTATCTGGTGCCGCTGAAAAATCTCATCAATGAGGTTTACAGCAAGGATATTTCCAGGAAGTCCGGCTCCGCGCTGGCCGCGAAGCAGAAAAACGGCGATTTCATCGGCGCGTGGGCACCCTACGGCTACCGCAAATGCCCGGACGACCCGCATAAGCTGGAGCCGGACGAGGCAACGGCTCCCGTTGTCCGGCAGATATTCCGTTGGCGTGCCGAGGGCATTGGCGTCACGCAGATCGCAAGGCGGCTCAATGACGAGGGCGTACCTTCGCCCTCTGCCTACTTGTACAATACCGGTGTATGCAAAACAGAAAAGTACAACGGTGTGATCTGGTACGTTCAGACGGTCAAAAACATTCTGTCCCGGCAAGTCTACATTGGGCATATGGTGCAGGGCACAAAGCGGCAGTCCTTCTACGAAAACCGGGGCCAGTACATGAAGCCCAGAGAGGACTGGATCGTCGTGGAAAATACCCACGAGCCGCTGATCGATCGGGAAACCTTTGACAAGGTTCAGGAACTTGCCCAGCGCAAAAAGACAGAATACTTTGACAATCTCGGCAGGTTCACGCATCTGAAAACCACCGAAAACATCCTCAAGGGGCTGGTCTACTGCGCCGACTGCAAGCGTCCGCTGGTGCGCTACAAGAATGTGAGTCATGAGAAAAAGCTGTGGTACACATTCATCTGCCAGACGCACACCAACGACATTACAAGCTGCCCCAAGAAGAATATCCGGGAGGATGTGCTGATTCCCATGCTCCTGCAAGCCGTCCAGACGCAAATCGCCCTTGCCGCCGATATGGAGGCGCTTATCCGCAGGGTGAACAGCTCCCCCAAATACAGAAAGCAGACTGCGACGCTGCAAGGCAAGCTGGATGCGGCAAAAAAGTCACTTATGCGCTACAACGGCCTGTATGACAGCCTGTATCAGAGCTATGTGGATCAGCTCATGACCGAGCAGGAGTATATGACGCTGAAGCGTCGCTACAAAGCGGAAGCCGAGGAAGCGGAGCGGCTGATCGAGGCTCTGACACGCAGTCAAGCAGCGGAAGCGGCGCACACGCCGGAAAACCCGTTCCTTGCGGCCTTCGGCAGCTTCCGGGATGCAGATACCTTGACCAGAGAAATGGCACAGGCACTGATCCAGCGTGTGTATGTGGACGGCGACAGCAATATCGAGATTGTGTTCCGTTACCGGGACGAATACAAGGAACTCTGTACATATTTGGAAGGGAGGCAAGCTGACGCATGAGAACGGCAATTTATCTTCGCATATCCAGCGAGGACGCGGATTTGAGAACTGGCGAAAAGGACGAATCCGAAAGTATATCCAACCAGCGCAGCCTCCTTCGGGAATATGTGTCCAGTCACGCAGACCTGTCCGGTTCCGAAATACTGGAATTTTGCGACGACGGCTGGAGCGGTACAAACTTTGAGCGCCCCGCAGTGAAGGAGCTTCTGGAGCAGGTCAGGCGAGGGCAGATCAACTGCATCCTAGTCAAAGACCTTTCCCGCTTTGGCCGTGATTATCTCACCGTGGGAGACTATATTTCCCGCGTATTCCCATTTCTCGGTGTGCGCTTCATTTCCGTCAACGACGGTTTTGACAGCAGCAACCCGCTGGATATCGACAGCCTCGACACCTCGTTTCGGACGCTGATCTACGATCTGTACAGCCGTGACCTCTCCCGCAGAGTCAAAAGCGCAAAGAAAGCCAGAGCCGAGCGCGGGGCGTTTCTCAGTCCCTATGCGCCTTATGGATACGTCAAAGACCCGGAGGACAAAAATCATCTTCTGGTAGATACCGAGGCCGCCGACGTGGTACGGCGCATCTTTCAAATGGCGGCGGATGGTACAAAACCATGGCAAATCGCGGCGGCGCTGAACGGCGACGGTGTAAGCTCTCCAAAGAATTACAAAGTCGAGGCGGGCTGCACAAGAATGCCGTGGCGCAGCATCCAAGAGGAAAACTTCTGGACGGCCAGTCTGGTTGCAAAATTCTTGCGGGACGAGCGGTATATTGGTAAGACAGTGTTCGGAAAGCGGAGCCGGGATATTGTGGGCAGTACACACACGGTCAAAATCTCCCGCAATGACTGGATCGTCGTCCCCGACAGGCATGAAGCCATCGTGCCGGAGGCGCTGTTCGAGAAAGCGCAGGCTTGTATGCGGGAGTACCGGGAATATGAAGCTGCATCCGGCAGCGGCAATCCGCTGAAACGCAAGGTGATCTGCGGCGTGTGCGGTCACGCCATGCAGCGGGACAGCCGAAAGAACGGCTCCTACCGCTGCGTCACAAAAAGGCTAAATACTGGTTTTGACTGCTCGGAGGATAGAATCCCTGAGTCTGATATTCTGTATGCTGTCATTGACACCATACAGGTCTATGCCCAATATGCCGTCAGCATAGACCGGCTCCTGCAAACAAGGCGGGAACAGCGGCAGCTTGATCGCAAACAGGCGCAGCGCCGCTTGCAGACGCTCCAGAGCCGAAAAGCTCAGCTTGACGAGCGATTGCAAGACCTCTATGAGCGGCTGGTGGAGGGCGAGATATCCCGTGAGAGCTTCGCGGCGCAGAAAAAAGTCCTGACAGCACAGACCGAGGAAATCACCTGCACAGTCTTAGAGCTGGAGCGCAAAATAAGTGGCAGCGACGATAATAGCAACGCTGTGATCGAGCAATTCAAGAGCTATGTCGGGATTACGGCACTGACCAAAGAGATTTCTGCCGATCTGCTGCAATCCGTCACCATCTACCCGGATGGGCGCATGGACATTCGATTGAACCTTGCCGATGAGATCAAAGCTCTAATGGAGACCCTACACAGGGAATTCTGTACGGCGTAAATTTATTAGTCCTTTTTATACAGCAGCCGATGAGGGAATCACAGGAACTTCGGTGGCCAAGCGAGATGACTTCCAGCGGATGATGGCGGACTGCCGTCGGGGCCTGATCGACCAGATCCTTGTTAAGTCCATCTCTCGATTCGCCCGCAATACCAAGGACTGCCTCCAGAATATCCGTGAGCTAAAGGAACTGGGTGTCAATGTCCGATTCGAGCGTGAAGGTATCGATACTGTCAATGTGAGCAGCGAACTCATCACCGCCATCTACGCTGCCTTCGCCCAAAAAGAGAGCGAGTCCATCTCGGGTAATATGCGATGGAGCTATCAGCGCAGGATGGAGAGCGGCGAATTCAATACCTGTAAAGCCCCGTGGGGATTTCGGCTTGACGGTAGAAAGCTCAAAATTTGCGAATCGGAAGCAGACATTGTCCAAAGAATTTTCCGTGAGTACTTATCCGGTAAAAATCCTCAAGAGATCGCAGACGACCTAAATGCCAGCTGCTTGACTGAGCGAGTGTGGAATTATAAAGCGGTAGATTACATCCTGCAAAACGAACGTTACGCCGGGAATGCGCTTCTGCAAAAGAGATATACGCCGGATATGCTCTCGAGGCAGCAGAAAACCAATCATGGTGAGCGTGAAATGTACTTTGTGCCAGAGAGCAACGATGCGATCATCTCTCCAGAGATATTTGAACGAGCTCAAGTCCTACGGCAAAAGCGCAGTTTAGGAAAAGCACCCGTACACAGCGAAATTATCTCACAAATCCGGTGTATCTGCGGAGCACGGATGCGATTCAAAAATGTTAACAGCAAATGGTATCTATGCTGCACAAACCATGACGCAAAGGGCGATTGCTTGATCACGCCGATCCGTGAGACTCAGATCTACGAATCCTTCTGCCGCCTATACTACAAGCTAAAGCATCAGAGCATCCCCATTCTGGAACAGATGCTTACAAACCTCCAGATGATCCGCAATCGCAGGATGCTCTGGAGTCCTGACATCGTCGCTCTGAATAAAAGAATATCAGATCTATCCAGTCAGAATCAGACATTGGCCTTCCTCAAACAGCAGGGCCTTGTTGATCCTGACATTTTTATAGCCAAAACCAATGAGCTGACCAAGCAGCTCCGGCAGGTCAAGCTGGAAAAAGAAAAGCTGATGGATGCCGAGAGCGACATGACCGCCCTGCAAACACGAGACTTGATAGACCTCCTGGAAGGTGGGCCGGAATTCCTCGACAGCTTTGACACGGAACTGTTTGGTGAACTCGTTGAGAAAATTATCATAGAGGGCAACGACTCCGTCCGCTTCTGCCTGAAAAATGGGCTGGAGCTGCAGGAGTCCATAGAGAGGACGGTGCGGTGATGGGAAACCGGAAGCAGCCCTTTGGCTACAAGATGGCTCTGGGTGAGATCATCATACAGGAAGCAGAGGCGAGGCTTGTACAGGGGATCTTCCGCCGATATATCGCAGGAGAATCATTGAATGAGTTGACCGAGGCACTTCGCCAGCAAGATATTCCATATGACGAGGGACGGCTCTGGAATAAAAATATGGTCGCCCGTATTCTGGCGGACACGCGCTATACCGGAGAAAAAGGATATCCCAAGCTCATAGATGAGGATCAACTCATCGCAGCAAACGAAAAACGCTCCAACAAGCCACAACTTCCGAAAAAGACGGAAGCCCAAAAAGTGCTGCGCAGGCTCTGTGGTACACCGCCATCTGAGCGGGTGGAACAAAGTGTCACCGGCCTGCTCAACGGTCTCGCAAATTACCCGGAACGCATACAGCATCAGCGCAGTCCTACGCCAGCCACACATTCCAAAACGCAGGAGGCGCTGGATAATGCTCTGGAGCAGCAGCCAATCGACGAGGACAACGCCAAGACGCTGATTCTCCGGCTTGCGGCAGAACAATATGCCGCTCTGGGAAATGAAGAATATGAAACAAATCGTCTCCGGCGTCTCTTCTCCGCCTTCGAATGTGTGGCGGAACTGAACGCTGATCTTCTGAAAAGCACCGTATCCGAGGTGCTGGTGACCCGCCAAAATGTCAAACTGCGATTAAAAAATGGGCAAATCATAGAAAGGAGTGACCTGCAATGAAAGAGGATGCCCCAAGAGT